CGCGCAAATGCTGTTTAGCGTCGGCTAAACTCAAGTAGTCTGTGGCTACATTTGCAAAGGCTGTGTATCTTCTACTTTTAAACATTATTCTGCGTCTAGTTCGGTCTCTGGGTTAGTCGGTTTCTTTTTACTCGGCTTAGGTGTAGCTACAATTTCAACAGCCCCAGCCTCAAGTAGTAACTCGGCTTGCTTTGTTTCAATGTCTACCACTTCGCCCAAGTTGTAACTTAGGTTAAAGTGCCCTGTTGGATTAATCAAAAATTTTACTAACATTTGGCCCGAGGGGGGTGCAGTCAAGACCCCCCGCAGCACTCGGAATTTAACGCCCCCGAGCGGGCTAGTGATTAGGCAACGATGTCCTTACAAACTGCGAAGGCAGTAGGCTGCAACAAATTGCAATCCATGTAAGCGTTAAGCACAACGTTAGTTAAGCCAGCAGTAGCTCCAGAATATGGGTCTACTGTGAGCTCCATTCCGCCGAAACTCGCAATAGCCATCTTGCTGAAGTCTCCGAAGATCATTGCAGACAAAGTAGAACTAGAACCTTTAGACAAGTTGCTAGGAACCAAAGTTGTTGTCGCAACATTGTAACCGTTCAACTCAGTGCCACCAGAAGGCCAGATAAAGTTACCTTCTACGCCTGAGGCTTGACGGGCAGTAGTTTGCAATTTAGCTTTAACTAATGGGTTTGTCAAATAAGCAACACCGTTTCCGTTAGCGTTCTCAACCGCTTTCATCAAGTTAACAACATCGGCCCAAACTGGAGCGATTCCGTTAGCGTTGGTAGAGTTAGAAGTTGCACCACCTGCAAAAGTTACGTTAACGTTAGCGTTTGCAATAATACCAGTAGGCTCGTTAGAACCACCGCCTTTAATAGCAGCAGTTTCCAAAGATTGTGCCATTGCATTTAACAACCAGTTTCTTACGTAAGCATCAATCGAGTTGCTAGATTGCAACATCAACTGATTAGATACCTGAATATAGGCAGCCAAACGCTTAGGGCTAAAAGTGATTTTTGAGAAAGCGGGGCTCTTTTCGGTAGCTGTGCCGTTTTCAGTATTCCAACCTGCGCTAGGTACAGTGCTAGCAGTAGGCATATCCAAGTTGCCAACCAATCCGCTTAAACGTTGAACGCCCAAGTTAGCTAAAACTGTGCGAGGAAGCAAAACGTCAATAATAGAACCTACTGAAGTTTGGACGTTAACACCACCTTCAGAACCTGAAGTACCGCCTGTTGCAGTCATGTCGCGCTTAAATACCGCGGAAGGGATTTTAATAGAGTGAGCAGAAACGCTAACGCCTGAACGTTGGAACTCGTCGCCACCCATTGCAGAAAATTCTCCTTCAACACCTTCACGGCGTCCAGTAACAGCCATTTCAATAGCGCGCTTAAAGCTGTAAGCGTCGGCCATTTTACCTTTTTCTACTTCTTCGCTACGGCTTGCGCTGTGGCCTGCGGCTTGAGCTGCAAGGTTTTGCAATTTCTCTAGGGTTTCAACCTCTGCTTTGATCGCGCCCAAACGAGCCTCGATTTCAGACAAACGGTTAGTTTCATTGTCAGCCATTGAACGCGCTTCACGCTCGATGGTTGACTGCAAGGTAGACAATTCGCCGAGCAAACGTCCACGCTCTTCTTTTAGGGCTTTAATTTTATTCATGATTTTTGTTTTTTTTAATAGTTTGTGTATCTGGCTAAAGCAAGTTTTAAAATATCCGCGCTTACTTGGCTTTGTTTTGCGGCTTCAATCTCTAGCTCTTGGTCTCTTGTTGCTGCAATACTGCGAGCGTCCGCTTCTGTATCGTCGTAGGCAGGATAAGTAACTGGGCTCACGTCGTAAAGGTCTTCAATAACTTTAATAGTACGCTTTCCCATTGTGCCGTATTTTTCTGACTCGCTCCAGTTCTGCTCTTTAATTGTAAAAGCAAATGAGCTTTGCGTAATGTCTCCGCGCATAATAGATCTAACTACTGACATGTGCGTAGGGTTCTCATAATCTGGAACCCAAGTATATTCTAAATTACCGTCGCCATTTACAAACACTCTGCAAGTGTCTGCCTTTGTGCGGCCTAAAATTAAATCGGCTTCATGATTAAACAAACAACGGATATCGTAATCCTTACTTAAAGCATTGTCAAACGCCCCTGCCATTATCACCTCTTCAAAATATCCAAGGTCAGTTACTGAATTAATAACAGCAGCGATGCCACCAATTTCTTTTGGCATGCCTTCGCCCTCTGCTCTAGTGTGGACGGTGCCCGTAAATGTGCGCCTTTCTTGTTTCATTTTAATTATTTTCTAAATTATTTACGCCCTCGGGGTTATTGTTTTTGTCTGCGGTCGCCATAAGGTTTGCAATCTTGGCATCCATATACTCGTTTATTTGACTTGACGGCATTAAGTTGGCTTCAATTAAATATTCGTCGCCACCATCAAAAGCGTTAACATCCTCGTATACTCGCGCCTCGTTACGTGAAAGCCAGCCGCCGCGGATGCCTTTATTATAATAGTCTGCGCGCTCATTGGCGGAGGCTCTCAATAGTGAGTTGAAATTAAATTTAAAGTAATATGTAAGCTTGTCATTTTCTGTTAACAGCTTGCGGGCTAATTCCTGCTCGATGTTTATAGCGTAGCTCATTAAAGTGCGGGCGTAAAAATCTTGGTATTCCTGTTCAACACTTGACTTAATCCCTGCAGTTGCGCCTATCATAGAAGCGGGCACTCCAAAAATCCGCGCAATTTCCTCGCTGGAAAATTTACGGGTCTCAAGATACTGCGCCTCTTCAGGGCTTAGGCTTAATTTTTCCATCTTGATTCCGTTAGGAAGCACAGCGCTACGGCTTGCCCCGTCGATTACGTCATCCAAAGATTTCTTTAACGGCCCTGCTTGATCTATTTTAATTTGTGCGTCTGACGTTAACAAAAATTTCAATACTCCATTTTTATAAACTCCCGCGCTCTGGCTAATTGCTGCCAAGTCAATACCTAAAGTTTCGGCGTGCAATACTACAGGGCTCAAACCTACTAGCGGATTGTCGCCACACATTCCTTTGAAGTGTAGCATTTCCGTTGCAGGAATCATGCCCGGGTATCCTGCGAGTGTAACCTTGTAAAATAAAAGGCCGTCCTGCATTACTGGCGTTACATACTGAGGCGCGATTGGGTGCAACTCGATGCCAATGTTTCGCACATCGCGATTAATAAAAGCGTAAGCGTTACCAGTTAGCGCTAAGTGGCTAGTCATGTACTTGGTAAAATCGTATTTAGTTTGATAGGGATTCGGCTCGTTAGTTAAAGCTGTGGCGTAGTGGATTATAATTTGATCCCTGTTCTGCCCGTCATCTTTATACAACTTCAACCCTAGCCCCGCGATTCCATCAGCAATAACTCTAACGCAAGCGTGCACGGATGCAATACTTAGCGCCGTTGTATTATTTACGGCTTGGCCGCTTTTGGTTTGGTAGCCAAAAATATTGTTTAAAGTGTTAACGAACCAGTCCGCGGGCTGCGTTAGCATTGACCGCTTTTCTGTTTTCCGTTCCCAAAATCTTAAATTCATCGGTGCAAATTACAACTGCTTAAATTTTGCCGTGTTAACAAATCTTATTTATTGCGCCCCTGGGCTAGCCACCTGCAAAGAGCCGAGCGAAATACATCGTAGTTTTTATAGCGTGGCACGCCGTACCTTTCTAGGTACTCAGCTTCCGTTGCGTTATAGGCATCCTCATAAGTGCGATACTTAGGAAGGTTAAAATAATACTTGTTCATAAAGTCGTCTACAAATCTCATAAGCTTATAAACCAAAAGTCCGTTTCTTTTTCTTTGGCAGCGTCTTGCATAGCAGTTCCCAAAGCCATCACAATACTAACAGGCCCGTCGACCTTATCGCCGCTCTTTGCTTTGTTAATCTTGATATTGCCCGCAGGATCATTCGCAAGTAATACGTTACCCATCATCCAACGGGTAACTGGGTTGCCATCGTGTTTAAGTCTGCCGTCCTTTACTAGTCGCTCAAGTTCCTTAGTTGGGCTGCTCATTGAAATAAAGCCCTGTCCAAAAGGAAACATTTGCAAGCCCTCGTTTTGTAAATCAATTACAAGCTGCGAAGCGTTGAAACGATCGTAAGCAATATCTTTAATTTCGAACTCTAAAGCCAAATCTAATATTTGCGCTTTAATAAAATTATAATCCGTTACGTTGCCATCGGTTGCAGTAATTACACCGTCTGCAATCCATTGCCTAATAGAAGCCCCTGCTGCATCCTTTCTTTTGTAGGCTGCCTCGCTTGGCAAAAAGTACCAAGTCCTAATCGCTGAGTATTCGGGCCAATACAAAGTAAACGCGCAAAAGTCTCCAGTGCTTGCCAAATCCAAACCGCCGTAACAAATCCCGTCTAGCTGTTGAGACTCGGCGCATTCCATCCAAGTACTGTCATTAATCCAAGTCATGGCTGTGTCGGTCCAGACATTTAACAGCTTAGTTTTAAATTCAACTTCTTTGTGTACAAACTCCTTAGCCTCGGTTAGTGCCTGCTCTAACTGACGCGGATAAACCGAAATGCCCCAATTAGGATTAGCCTTGGCCCAGTTTGCCGAGTCTGTCCAATCGTCGCCCTCATCGAGCGTGTAAATGACGCTGAACAAAGCATCGTCTACAATCGCCCCAGATAAAACAGAGGCGCAGTAATTGCGATGCTTATAGCAAGGCGACTCACGATTAAAGCCCGCCGTCGTAATTGTAAATAACAACGGTTGCCTCCTTGCCCCCATCGAGTTGCGCAATACGTTGTAAAGCTCATCGTTTGGGTGCGCGTGGTATTCGTCAATAACGGCAAAGTGCGTGTTTAGCCCATCCTGTTTACTTGGGTTCCATTCCAAGGGCTTATAGATACTTTGCCCGTACAATATCCGCCGATTGTTTACACTGTTGTTAACGGTTAAAGATTCTGCTAGCCAGTCGACATTTTGGCAAACCCTCACGCTTTCCGCAAATACCATCATTGCTTGGTCGAGTTTAGTTGCCGCGCTATAAACTTGCGCCGCGCTTTCCCCGTCGGCCATTAAGCCGTAAAGCATTACCGCCGAGCTAAAAGTAGATTTGCCATTTTTTCGGGGTACCTCAACATAAGCCCGCGTAAATCTTCGGCTGCCGTCGGGATTGAGAAAGCCAAACAGATTCCAAACTATAAACGCCTGCCACCCTTCCAACTTAAACGGCTTGCCGGCATAGTCGCCCGTCGAGTGCTCGAGCTGTTCGATAAAGTCGATAGCGTGCTGCGCGTAGTTTTCACTAAACGCCCAACCCTGCGCCCTGTCGGACAGATAACGGTTAACAGCATTGCGCACGTGTTCGCACACAATTACGCGCCCACTCACTACGCCCTCAATATACTGCTCAGCTATTGGCAAAGAAAAAATCTAAAGCTATCTGCGCAAGGTATTGGTTTCTGTAAAGGTGCGGCGTTTCGCTCCAAAGCCCATCCTTGCCACATGGCTTGAAGCCGCTGCCTTGATTACGGCTAACGATAAAATGGAATCCGCTTGGCTCGATTCTAAAACTTACGCCCTCGGTTAATTCCACTGGCTCGGTTGTTTCAATTTTCTTTTTCATGCTATTTTTGATTTTTGTAAAAGTTCTAATTTAGATACTGGAGCGCTCTTGCCTGTTTCAATCTTGCCGCGTGCGCTTGGCGTTACTCCAAATAGTTGCCCCATTTGTGTAGCTTGCTTAAGTGCTCGGCTGCGAACATCGTACCAGGGCGAAATAACTTTATCGCCGAAACGATTTAACACAACTTCCCCCTCCGCCTCTGTCATTCCGCACGCTTTCTTATAAAGTCCTAACTCATTGCAGTACCCGGCAACTAATCCAAGATCAACGCCTGTTAACAAATGATTGTTTTTCAATTCCTTGCAAGTGATATCCCAGTACTCAAAGCCCAAAGCGTTTAAGTGCGCTGGAGGTTGTGGCACCCCTTCGCTTAGTTCGACGATCATAGGCGCGGCTAATTCCCTGCTCGGGCTTAGCGTTCCCTTCATTACCTTAATTTCGGTAGGTATTCGTGGCCTTCCTTTCATATTTACAAATATAGTCTAAAATTTAGTACATTTATTTTTGCACGGGTGTGAATAAAAA